GGCTGTATTAAATTCTAAAGAAATTTGCAAGTCTTGTAAATTCTTTTCTTTTGGCGATGTATTAGGATCATGTCATCGCTATCCTCAAACTTACAATAAACATGAAAACGATTGGTGCGGTGAATATCTTGAAGATCAATCACGCATAACCATTGAATTTGTTAAACATGAGATCAAACTTGATATGAAATCAGATCAAGAATCAAAAGCGAAAGGCAAAAAGAAATGATTAGACCCTTTGCAGACAAAATTTTAGTAAAACCATTAAAACGTGAAGATAAGTCAGCAATCCCTGGCTTTGTTTACGCTGAAGAATACAATACAGGCGTTGTAGTAGCAGTTGGCCCTGGTAAAAAGATTAAAGAAGGTAAATATGATATTATGCCTGTATCTGTAGGTGACCGAATCAGATTTGGCACTATGGGTAAAGACGAATATCTTAAATTTCAACCTGTCATGGATAATGGTGAGAAATATCTCATCATGTCATGGCAAGATGTAGCATTTATAGAGGAAAAGGAATAAAATTATGCCACTAAAAAAATCAACAAATAAAAAAGCATTACAAGCAAATATTAAAGAAGAAATTAAGGCTGGAAAACCAATTAAGCAAGCAGTTGCCATTGGATATTCAGTAAAAAGAGAAGCACAAAAGAAGAAAAAGTAATATATCACTTTTTTACATTTAATTATTAATTAGGAGAAAATCATGGCCACTATTAAGTTGGAACTTGAAATCAAAGAAGTAGAATTAGTATTAGCAGGTCTTTATAAACTACCTATGGAGTTTGCTGAACCTGTAGTCAATAAAGTTAAAACACAAGGTATTCCACAAGCTCAAGCGCAAGCTCAAGCAACAGAAACACCTGTAGAAGTTACATCAGCAGAACCATTGCCTGAAGAACCAACAGTTTAATGCAAATTGAACAGAGGTTGCTATCGGATTTGATTCCGTATATCAACAACTCTAGGAAACATTCAGACGATCAAGTTGCACAAATTGCAGCTTCAATTAAAGAGTTTGGATGGACCAACCCTATATTAGTTGATGGTGATAATGGAATTATTGCAGGTCATGGTCGTATTATGGCGGCTAAAAAGCTAGGCATGACTGAAGTTCCTGTCATTGAATTAGCACATTTATCCAAAGAACAACGCAAAGCATTAATCATTGCGGACAATAAACTAGCATTAAACTCGGATTGGGATTCAAACCTATTAGCTATTGAGTTAAAAGACTTACAAGATTTAGGCTTTGACTTAAATTTAACAGGGTTTGATGGAATGGAATTAGCTAGTCTATTAAAACCTGAACAAGTTGATGGCCTAACCGATGAAGATTCTGTTCCTGAAATACCTGAAGAACCTAAAACCAAGCCTGGCGATATATATATTTTAGGTAATCATAGGTTAATGTGTGGGGATTCTACTAATGTGGAATTGCTTGCTAAATTGCTTGAAGATCAAAAAGTTGATTTAGTTTTTACTGATCCTCCATATAGAATGGAAGCTGAGGGAGGTTCTAACCAACCTATAGGTAGAGCTGCAGCAAAATTAGGTGAAGCTATTAAACATTTATGTGATTTTGACCCAATAGCATTTTTAAATGCGCTTCCAACAGTATTTAAATCTAATTATATGAATTCTTATATATTTTGCAATAAAGATTTAGTTCCTGATTATTTGAATTGGGCAAGAGAAGCTGGATACAGTTTTAATATTTTATTTTGGAAAAAGCCAAATGCTATACCATTAGGTGGACAACATAGGCCTGATGTAGAATATTTATTAACTTTTAGAAAATCATCTATTTGGAATAATGGTTTAAAAGATATAAATTATTCTAAATCATTAGAACATAAAAGAGACATTGGAAAAGATCATCCCACCAAAAAGCCTGTTGAACTTATTGAAAATCAATTAAAAATATCATCTAATCATGATTCATTGGTATTAGATTTATTTGGAGGTTCAGGTTCAACTATGATTGCTTGCGAAAAAACAGGAAGAAGAGCTAGATTAATGGAACTTGATCCCAAATATTGTGACGTAATCGTTAAACGCTGGGAAGATTTCAAAGGCAAAAAAGCGGAGTTAATACAAAATGACCTATAAAAGATGGTTTATTGTATTTAGGCACGATCACTCACCATTAGATGAGTGTATATTCACACATAAAGTTAAAGCACAGGCTAAATTGGACACATTAAGCAATAAAAATAAGCTAGATGTGGCTCAATTAGAATTTACTTTAACAAAGATAGTAACACCTTGATTAAAAAGACATTATTTTAAACACTTTACGCCAATAAAAAGATGCTAGAACACGTTCCTACTGATAAGACAAAAGAGCAAGTATTAAGCGCTTCAGGGCTTGGATTGCCTCAACTGCAAATAGCTGCATTGTTGGGCATATCTGATGTCACCTTGCGTAAGCATTACGAAAAAGAATTAGCTGTGGGAAAAGCAACTGCGTCTGCTAACGTGGCTAAATCTTTATACAATAAAGCCCTATCAGGTGACACGACTGCTGCAATATGGTGGACTAAAGCTCAAATGGGTTGGGGTGAAACCAATACGACTAAATTTGGCAATATTGACGGAACACCATTAGAAGGCATACAAGTTACATTCGTAAAACCAAGTGAATGATGAGCAATTAAAGAGCGCCCTAGCTGACGTTCAATTTCCCTATAAACTATCCGTTTTATTTGACAAAGCGAGATATAAAGTTTTGTATGGTGGCCGAGGCGGTGCAAAGTCTTGGGGTATTGCGAGAGCATTACTTATTCAAGGCGCTAAAAAGCCATTAAGATTCTTATGCGCCAGGGAGTTTATGACTTCTTTAAAAGATTCTGTGCATAAGCTATTATCCGATCAAATCAATGAAATGGGATTAGATGGCTTTTATGAGATAACACAAGCAACTATTCGTGGGTTAAATGGCACAGAATTTGCCTTTGTAGGACTTAAAAACAATGTAGCCAATGTTAAATCATATGAAGGTATAGATATTTGCTGGGTAGAAGAAGCGCAAACAGTATCAAAAACTAGCTGGAATGTATTGATACCGACTATCCGTAAACAAGATTCAGAAATATGGATAAGCTTTAACCCTGAATTAGAATCAGACGAAACTTATCAACGATTTGTAGTAAAGCCACCTGAAAATGCAATAGTTCAGCGTATTAATTGGCAAGATAACCCATGGTTTCCTGAAACCTTGCGTATGGAAAAAGATGCGTTAAAGAATCGTGATCCTGCTGCATATAATAATGTATGGGAAGGAATGTGTAGGCTTACAGTTGATGGCGCTATATTTGCCAATGAAATGAATATGGCAGAACTACAAGGCAGAATTACAAGAGTGCCTTATGACGCTACCAAGCCTGTTCATGCAGTATTTGATTTAGGTTGGGCAGATCATACAGCTATTTGGTTTGTTCAATTTATAGGCATGGAAACAAGATTAATTAATTATTTGCAAGATACGCAAAAAACTATCAGTCATTATTTGCAAGAACTGCAAAAATTAGGCTATGTTTATGACACTATTCATTTACCACATGATGCAGAAAGCAAAAATATTGCGTCTAATGGTCGTTCTATTGACGATATTGTAAGAGCAGCAGGATATAAAACTAACATTTTACCTAGAGTTCCTGTGGTTGATTCCATAAACGCAGCAAGAACCATATTCAGTTCTTGTTATTTTGATAGAGAAAATTGCGCAGATGGGTTACAATGCTTGCGTCACTACCGATATGAAGTTGATCCTGACACAGGTCAATTTAGCAGAACGCCACTCCATGATGTTTATTCACATGGAGCTGACGCATTTAGATATATCGGATTAATGATTCAAGACAAGAAAGAACGTAAGACTCAAAAACAAATTTACACTCCTGGCGCAAGCTGGATGGGATAAAACATGGCAAGAATGAAAAAAACTCAAGTTGTTGATAATGACCCAAGAATCCAAGACGCTATTCAATTCTTACAATTTGCTAATGAAGCAGACCAAATGAATAGAAGTGAAGCATTAGAGGATTTAAAGTTTGCAGCAGGTGACCAATGGCCTGTAGAAATACAAAATAGTAGAGTTTTAGAAGCAAGACCATGTTTAACAGTTAATAAAGTTGATGCCTATTGCAGACAACTTACTAACCAAATGCGTCAACAACGCCCTCGCATGAAAGCGCATGGCATGAATAATGAAACAGACGCAAGAATGGCCGAAATCATTTCAGGTATCTTCCGTCATATTGAAGTCCAATCTGATGCAGACCAAGCTTATGACAAAGCTGGTGATTTTGCAGTTCGTATGGGTTGGGGATATTGGCGAGTAACTACAGACTACGTTAAAGACGATTCATTTGACCAAGAAATCTATATTAGAGCTATTGATAACCCTTTTACTGTTTACTTTGACCCTAATTCAGTCATGCCTGATGGATCAGACGCAGAAAAAGTATTGATTACCACAGTTATCTCTAAAGACAATTTCAAGAAAATGTATCCCAATGCCGAAGTTGAGCAAGGATTCACAATGCGAGGCACAGGTGACACCAATCCTGAATGGGTTATGAAAGAGGATATTAGACTAGCTGAATACTTCTATACTGAACGCAACCCTATTAAATTACATTTACTATCAGATGGCACAACAGTTAAATCAGATGAATTACCACCACAAGACGTTTTAGACATTGCAGGCATTACAATCGTTGAAACAAGGGACTCATACGAGAAAAAGATTAGATGGTGCAAACTAACATCTATGGAAGTATTGGAAGAAGGCGAATGGGCAGGTAAATACATTCCTATTATTCCTGTTTATGGTCAAGAAACTGTAGTAGAGAATAAGAAAAAGAAATTTGGTATTGTAAGAATGGCCAAAGACCCACAAAGAATGTATAACTTTTGGCAAACTTCACTTACAGAGTCCGTAGCGTTAGCACCTAAAGCTAAATGGTTGTTAGCTGAAGGTCAAGATGAAGGCCATGAGAACGAATGGGCAATGGCTAACATTAAATCTATGCCTGTTTTACGCTACAAACAAACAGATATTGATGGTAAACCTGCACCTGCTCCACAAAGATTGCAACCTGAACCACCACCAGCAGGCATTATGGCGGCTGCTCAATCCATGACCACCGATTTAATGCAAGTTGTAGGTATATTTGACCCTGCTCAACTACCAACAGGCAATATTTCAGGAAAAGCCCTACAAGGTCAGCAACAACAAGTAGATTTAACCAATTTCCATTATTATGACAACTTAACTCGTTCAATCCGCCAAACAGGTCGAGTTATTCTAGACTTAATCCCACATATTTACGATAGACAAAGAGTCATGCGTATCATTGGTGATGATGGCAAACCTGAAATCTTAACTATTAACGAATATGGTCAAGACGAAGAAGGCGTTACAAAAATCCTTAATGATGTAACAGTAGGCGAATATGATGTGGTTATGGATACAGGCCCAGGCTATAACTCTAAACGCCAAGAAGCAGCAGAAACTATGCTTCAATTATTCTCTGTTGATCCAAGCTTGATCCAACAAGCAGGTGACTTATTAATCAGAAACATGGACTTCCCAGGCGCTGAAACTATTGCAGACCGATTAGCTGTAAATAATCCATTGGCTCAAATTGATGACAAATCTAAAGTGCCACCAGCAATTCAAATGCAATTAGCTCAATCTAAAGCTCAAGTTCAACAATTGCAACAACAAATGCAACAATTGCAAATGATGATTAAGCAACGTCAAGATATTGAGCAAGTCAAACAAGATAACGAAACTAAACGTGAACTTATGCGTGAAACAACTAAAGCCCATGTTGCAGATAGAGGATTGGAAGCAAGAGTCCATGATGTCAACACTAAAGCTGTTACTTCACAAAATAAGACTGAAATTGAATCAATTATGGAGCTTTTATTACATCACATGGATACATCGCGATTGGAACGTGAAATAGCTATGAGAAATGTAGAACAACAAACTAGCGAAAACGCCGCAGTTCAATCAATAGGAAAATAATTATGAATCCATTATCATCATTTTTAAATTTTAACGATCAAAATATGTTTAATCAACAATCTTTACGTCAGCCGGGGCAGCCTATGTATGGTGGAGGACTAAATCCAAATTCTATGCCCACAGGTATTGGTGGCGGATTAAATCCTAATGGTACGCCTTATAATTTTGATGGAAAAGTAGATCAAGATAACGACCAAGATGACAATAAAAATCAACAATCTTTTATGGGCATTAATGGATCGCCATATCAAGGTAATTTTGGTGAAAATAATAATTGGTGGAATAATCAACAACAATTTAACCCACAATATCAAAATCAATGGAATCAAAATCAATTTGGACAAAATCTAGGACAATATTCAAATTTATTGAATATGTTTCATCAATATTTTGGTAATAAACCTTATTGATTGATTATTAAGTAATTTTGTAGTATAAAGGCAAAATATCTACCAATGGATTGCATTGGGTAAAAATCTTGGGGAAATCCATGTCAGAAAGAGAAGCAGGACAAGTATTAACTTCTGAAAATTCAGAAGCGTTTTATGCAAATAAGTTGGGTTTAGCTGAAGAAGCACCTGTTGAGGCTGTAGTTGAAGAAACCACAGAGCCGGCAGAGGAAGCGAACGATCAGAGTGAATCACAACCTGAAGAAACAAAAGAAACAAAAGCAACAGAAGAAAAGAAACAAAACCCCAAGCTTGAAAAGAGATTTTCAGAGCTAACGAAACAACGTGAAGAAGCGCGTAAAGAAGCGCAACGTGAACGTGAAGCTCGTGAGGCTTTAGAAAATCGTCTTAAAGAGCTAGAAGTAAAGGTCAATCCACAACCTGTTGAACAGGTAAATGCGAAACCTTCGCCAAGTCAGTTTAATGACGCGTTTGAATACGCTGAAGCATTAGCTGAATGGTCGGCAGAACAAGCTATTTTGAACAGGGAAAAGGCTGAAGCTGAAAAGAAACTCCAAGAGGAACGATCACAAGTCATTAAATCTTGGAATGACCGATTAGCAAATGTTAAGGCGGATTTGCCTGACTACGATGAAATGATTGCATCTGCATCCGACATTACTGTTAGCGATGAAATAAGAGATGCCATGCTAGAGTCTGAACAAGGCCCTAGAATACTATATCATTTAGCAGAAAATCCAGAGCTAGCAGAAAAG